GATTATAAGAAACCTATTAACTAATGTAACTACCGCAGAAGCTGGTTATACGGTAATCGGCAGCATAGGCGCGGGTATTTACCGCCCTATACGCTTGGAGCAGGTGAGCGCGGTTACCAGTATGGCCCTTATCTTTTCACGTAATGGGGCTACCAAGGCAACCGCCGTAGTTACCCCATACGAGGGTGCTATATTGGATATGTCAATGATGGCAGCAGCCACACCGAGTATAACGGAGAGCATCAACGCAGGGCTGGGTTTTACTGACTTCGTAGACATGGTGCAAATACAATACGTGGAGGGTACACTGAAATCTATCTTTATGCGCGTTATACACTCTCCGGCAGCATACGCGCGTAACTCTTGGGACGCGAGCACGCGCAACCTATCGGACTATGGTAACGGGCTGTTTAACCAATTGGATTTTAGTTGTGCTTCGTTTCTTAATAGTCCGTTAACGGGTACACCATTTAATTTTGCATTGCGATACGGGCAGCAAACCGCAAACTCGGACGGTAGACTACGGTTTAGGTATGACGGAGCGAGTACGTCTACTCCTTGGGCTAATACGTCTGTATTGCAGGCGGCAAACGCCCAAACATATCAGATCCGAACCGAAAACGACGCGTCTACCTGGGGCTGGGCACGTTTTGAACGTAAATACCCGTATTGCCCCAACCCAAACAAACGTGTAACGCTTCGATGGCTTAACAGCCAGGGGGCTTATGATACGATGTATTTTGACCAATACCGCATTGTGCCTACTTACTTGGTTAACTTCTCGGGCGGCAACCGTGTGTTATCCTACGACGTTACGATAAACGTATTAGTAACGGACGATAACCAAAACGCTCTGTATTGGCTTTCACGTTCGGGCGAGGTTGCTGGGGTATTCCCTTTAGCTACTAACCAGTGGGCACGCGTTACGATACAGAACCCAAACGCTCTGAACATACAAGGCGGTGCGACGGGACGGGTAGCCGCGTTTAAATGCAAATTTGAAATTATAGAACCCTAACAATATGGACTTAACGATACGAATTAATGGGGAAGTGATAGACGGTGTTTCCGCTAACTCGGTAAAACTGACTATCAACAACCCAGACCCCCTTAAGTTTACGGAGCAAACGGTTAGTTACTCCGGGACCATCAGCATACCCAGGTCAGAAGTGAACGACCGGGTATTCCGTTCTGAACGTTTCCCAGGGAAGTTCATAAGGACAGCCCCATACCGCGCCGAATTGTATTTTGGGGGCCTCAATATTCCGTTCGGTAGCGGTTTGTTCCGTGTACGTGTAACGGCAGATGAGGACGGATATAACCTTGAACTGATAGAAAACATATCGAAGCTTTCGACATTGCGCGCCCCAGTGGTTGCCATACCTAAAATGGAAACACCGGCGTATCAGTTTTCGACATACATAGATAGCCTTAATTACGCGTACCCAAACAACGTTACCATACCTACGATATACGCGGCGAACGGGTCAACGCCCTTGCTTATGTCATACATAGCAGACCGGGTAACTAAAAAGGCAGGGGATTACAAGGACGCGGAAAGCCAATTGGTTTTTAAAGGCGCGCACGACGGATTGGACGGCTCGGTATATGTTGCTAACTACATGATAGCGGAAAGCAACGAGGTTGCCACGTGCTTTACATACATGGTTGGCTCGGAATTTGATTTAAGGTTCACCGACGATTCGTTTATAGTCCTTCCGCCCTCCGCGCCTTCTACCGTTTACCTTAGAAGCAACGGCGGTACATTCGCTTTGCCATTTAAGCGCGGTGCGGTAAGACCCGATGGCAACTACAAGTACAGCCCGGTAAGCCCGGGTTCTACGTCTTGTTTGGTTACGCCAAGACCGACACACGATTTGAACTTCGGTTTCACTACCTCCGCCTCGTCTATGGCATATTCGGGAACGCCGATTACTACGGTGCCGAATACGGAAGCGTATTTCATATCGTTCAAGATTAATTCGGTCACAGCCCCTACCTATGCATGGGACTTGGTGGAAACAATGGGAATAGATACGCCTTTCGAGATTGTGCAGGCATTCTGCAAAGCGTTCTGTTGGACGTACGAATTTAAATCCAAACCGTTTGCGTTGACACTGAAACCGTTTATCAACCCGTCTACTATTTCTACATACCGGATTGATTGGACGGGAAAAATTGACAAATCAAGTATAAAGGTTGCAGAAGCCGCGGGTGTTGCGAGAACATATGCGGTGCAGGTAGGCTCAATCAAACAGACGGTAGGCGGTTACGGCGGCGCTATATCTACGCAGGAGACAGTAGGCGAGAGCGCGTTCCCGGTAAACCCTGGTGCACAAAGACCATATGCCTCAATGATTAGGTTGGCAGGCTCGTATGTACCAGATAACTATTTCAACCGTGCGAGCGGTTACCGTGCTACGATAGCAGGGCATTATGACCGTTTTTCCCCTGGTTGGCAGGTAACGGCTAAAATGAACCTATCATATTTTGATATACAGAAAATGAAGTCCGACGCGCTTTATTTCGTAGGCGAGCTTAGCCACTGGTTCTACCTTAGGACATTAAGTAATTGGGACCCGTCAACGGGAAATGCGAACGTTACGTTAATCGCAGTTAAAAATTAAAAACAAAACATTATGGCTGAACAAGTTACATTATTAGACCTCTCTTTCGATACCTCCGAAGCACTTGACGGGCTGGACGCGTTAATTGCAAAGTCGCTTGAACTGGCAGAAACGAAGAAGTCTTTGCAAAGCGCGTTGAAGGACGAGAAAAAACAATTGGACGAGGCGGGAAAGGCTTTCAAGTCCGGCAGCTTGTCGCAGGACGATTATAAGAAAGCCGTTTCCGATTCGACGAAAGCCCAGGTAGAACTAACGAAACAGTTAACAGATATCAATAAGTCCATTACCGACAATAACTCGGCTATCAAGGTAAACACTACGCTGTTAAAGAGCCAGGAAGACAGCGTAGACGCTTTGCGAGCACAGTTGGCAAAGAACACGAAAGAGCTAAACGCCATGAGCGCGGCGACCCGTAACAATACGGACGAGGGGAAAGCGCTTGTTACCGAGACCAAAGAGATTTCCGACAAACTTAAGGAGATGGAAAAGGCAGTAGGCGATAACCGTAGGAACGTAGGTAACTATGCGGAAAGCATACAGGAAGCAATGAGCAGCACGCAAGGGCTTTCTGGGGCTACGGCGGCTATGGCTACGTCTCTATCGGGGGGTGTGAACATCCTAAAGGTGTTTAATGCTACGCTGAAAGCTAACCCTATACTTGCTATCGTGTCGGTTATTCTGGTTCTCATATCCACGGTTGAAAAACTGATGAAACGCAATAGCGAGATGGCAGCAAACCTAAAGGCGGCGTTCGCTCCGTTTGAGGTTATCTTCTCCCGGATACTCGACGGCATCACCAACATGTTGAGTGGTGTCGCAAAGGCTTTCGAGTGGGTGAGCGAAAAGGTTGTTAACTTGCTTTCGTCTATCGGTCTGATTACCGAGGAGACCACTAAGGCAGCGAACGCAGCCAAAGCGCTCACCAAGCAAGAACTTGCAATATACGAGGCGGAAACAAACAACCTTGTAACGTTGTCGGCGATGCGCAGGGAACTCGAGGCGCAACGTACCATTGTAGGAGACCAGCTAAAGACCGCGGAGGAACGAAACGCAGCAGCTCAAAAGGCTATCGCGATTTCCAAGCAGATGGAAAAAGCCGAGATAGACGTGTTGCAACAGAAGTATGACCAAATCAAGGCGCAAAACGAATTGAGCTACACAAGCAAGGAAGACAGACGCGCCGAGATGCAAGCACTGGCAGACCTACAGGCACGTCAAGCGGATTACATCTCACAGCGTAAAGAACTGGAAAACCAAGCGAGCGGTATCGTAAGGACCCAGATAGCAGCTAATGCAGCAGCGTTTAAAGCCAACGAGGAGAAGAAGGCGGCGGCGGCTATCAAGGCAGCCCAGGATGCGGAAACAGCTAAACGCGAATTGCAGGAGCAGACCATCAAACAGTTCGAGGAAGCGCGTACCAAGTTAGAACTATCTTTGCAGGAAAAGGAGATAGGAAATGACAGCATAAAACTTAAGCTTGAAAACGAAAAGGCATACGTGGAGGAGAGTTTAAAGCTTGAACGTTACAGACTGGAGCAGGGTTTAATATCGCAGCAGGAGTTTGCGAACCGGGAACAAGCGTTCCAGTTAGGTGTGCTCCAGTTGGAACAACAGATGCGCGAAGAACAAGACCGTGCCGAGAAAGAGAGGAAAGCGCTTGACGAGGCGAACCTACGCGAATTGCAGACGGCTAACATAACGAACGAATACGAGTTAAGGCAAGCCGCATTAGATGCCCAATACGCCCAGGAGATAGCAGCGGCCGAGAAGATAGGAGCGGACACGGCTCTGATTCAATCGAAGTACGAGAAGGCTAAGGAGGATAACACGAGGGCACGCGTTAACGCTGAATTGACTATGACGGCAGGGCTGGCAGGTCAGATGTCTACTTTGCTGGGCGAGGAGAGTGCAATCGGTAAGGCGTTCGGTGTGGTTCAAGCAACCATTAACACTTATATCGGTGCTACTAAAGCACTGGCACAAGGCGGTATACTCGGCATCGCACAAGCCGCGATAGTTATTGCTTTCGGTATGAAACAAGTCGCTACGATTGCAAAACAGAAAGACCCCGATACGAAAATTAACACATCGGTCAAGAAGTATGCAAAGGGTGGTCAGATATACGGGCGCTCCCACGCACAAGGCGGTGTAACATTTCGGGGCGATAACGGGCAGGTGTTCGAGGCCGAAGGAGGCGAGAACGTCTATATCATGAAGAAGACAGCGAGTGCAGAGATTAACGCCCTATCAGCCATTAACGAGGCACATGGGGGCCACTCTTTCGGTACGTCCGGGCTTTACAAGTTTGCCGATGGCGGTATGGCCGCAAGCATCTCCGAAGCAAACCGAATGGCTAGGCAGTCCGATAACGTGCGCCTATCGAGCGAAAGCATTAACCAACTGGCGAGGGTTGTTATCGACGCGGTTATGAGCATGCCTAACCCGGTCGTATCGGTGCAGGACATCAACGCGGGGCAGAATGAAGTGGCGGTAGTCAGGGGATTTGCGAATTTCTAACATTAATCAACTCGTGCAGAGATGGTGCATGCGACAAAAGGCGCTATCTTTGCAC